CCAGGAAGACTGCGGATGCTGCTGCAACAGGTGCAGAGTAAGCAACACAGATCCAGGGACGCATACCCAGTCTGTAGGACAGTTCCCACTCACGACCCATGTAGCAGAAGATGCCAATGAGGAAGTGGAATACTACCAGTTGGTAAGGACCACCGTTGTACAGCCACTCATCGAGTGAAGCAGCTTCCCAGATGGGATAGAAGTGAAGTCCGATTGCATTGGAGCTAGGAACAACAGCACCAGAAATGATGTTGTTGCCATACAGGAGCGAACCAGCGACAGGCTCACGGATGCCGTCGATGTCCACAGGGGGAGCAGCGATGAAGGCAACAATGAAACAGGTGGTTGCAGCCAGAAGAGTAGGGATCATCAGGGTACCGAACCAACCGACATAGAGACGGTTGTTGGTTGATGTCACCCACTCAGTAAAGTTATCCCAGCCCGATTGGCGGGACCTTGAAAGAGTTGAAGTAGCCATTGATTTGAAAAAGGGTTATGTAGTAGTACGGGGTGGTACTGAGTATAGTATTCCCACTCTACCCTCCAGAGTGGGTATGAAGGACTGTTGTTTAGTCACGCTGTTTAGTCCTGGTAAGGCGTGATGGATGGTGAGGAAATCCCCACCTCGTCCATGTATTTATATTAAGGGGCTTCTTCCCATCTGTCAACACCCGTGTGCCACTTCAATAACTGAACGACGAAACATACTCTAAAAGTTTACTCAGATACTCGTCCGCTACCTTTCTATCCTTCCAGGGCAGTTCATCTCTTGTATAAAGTTCTTCTTTAAGTCTGTAGATTCTAGATAGAACCTCATATTTCATAATCTTTCCACGGGGCATTGCTACTTCCTTTATAATGTCTGTCAATGAACTGTTTCCTCTTCTCCCAGGTATCTTTCTCTCCGTAGATGTGACCTCTTTTATGATCCGGATTTATACAATCAGGAGACTCCACAAGGCCACAAACGAGGTTAGATAGGGTTTTAGTATCTCCAATGATACCAGTGCTCCAGTAGTGCTGTCCATTTAACCACTTAGCTCCGCATTTAGTACAAACTTTACTCTCCAATGTTAGACCAGTAGTTGCCTCAGGGTCCATTAGTTGTAACTTAGGGATACAATAATTATTTACGGGTTTTACTATCTCTTAAGATAAATTGTATACTGGATCACACACATTCAAGTTTCTAAATATACATAGTCTCTATGAGAGTTGTATGAGAAAAGCATTTATTGCTTTTGGAATGTTATTGTTGACCGCCGGATCTGCACACGCAGGCGGACTTGTTCATAGTATGTCTTCGTCAGTTCAACTTACCGTTGATGCTGCAAGAACTACATCGACGAGAATTGGTTCTCAGTATTCCGTCTCAGGTAGTGGTGTAAATACCACCGATGGTACTACTGCCGGAACTATCTCTGCTGGTACAATCACAAGTGGTGTTATGGCTCCCGGAACCATCTCTGCCACTCAAGCCTCAAACGGAAACGCATTCTCTTATTCATCTTCTTATATTCAAGGTGACGCTGTTCCAACCTCTGCACCTTCTACAGGAGCTGTTCCTAACTTCAGTAGTATAACTTCTACCGCTGCTGGCTCAGCTGGTGACCTGGCAGGTACTCTGAGTACTGCTGGTTCTATCGGTCTGACTGCAGGTGGTGCTGGAACCAGTGCTACTGGTCAGTTCGTTTCAGAAATTACTGTCATTGACTGAGGATCCTCGCGATGACCCATTCTGGAAAGATGATGCGGTCTATTGTGACATTTGCGGTGGCAACCTTTACATCAGGTGCCACTGCATTGGCGGTCCCCGTAGTCCCGAACTTCACTCAGGGATCAATGACGAGTCACACGGAGACGACCTCAACAGTGGTCGAGACAATTAATTCAATGGATTATAATACAGGATATCAATACACGGCAACGGGTAGTGGTGTCACTGTCAACGGTAATCTATCTCCTGGAACAGGAGCAAATTCCGTAAGTATTAATGGAGTGACTTCACAATGGACAGGAGTAAGTTCCAAACCCACGTATGTTCAAACAAATCCGGGAACACCGTTTCAGTTCACGGAGACATACAAGGGTCCGGGTTTAAGCAATCACACAATTATCCAAAGAGAAACAACAATACAAAGCGTTACAGATACTACAAGTATCTTCCAGCAATAGTATCATTATTCTTTGCTTGTCCTTCTTATGCTGAAACTGTTGGCGGAGTCTCTGCTACTGCTTCTCCTGTTGCTAATTCCAGCGGCAGCGTTACAAACCAAGCAATACAAGTTCTTCAGGGACCATACATTACAAATACCTACGGTGGAGGTATCCAGTGCCAAGGTCCCACCCTTAACATTACGCCTTTCGTAACAGGATCTGGATCTTTTCAGGCACCTTACGAACCATATTATAATGATCCTGTTTATGATATGAGAGACCTAGATGAAGATGGTTCTCTAGACAATCCTGGAGATATTCTATACTTTGTTCCTACCAGAACAGGACAGAAAGATAGTTACAACTTATCCCTAGGTGTGTCAGCCACATGGTCTAATCCTATGGATAAGGAACTACAGGAACTGTGTAAGAATGCAGCAACCACACAGATTGCAATGCAACAACAACTCACAGCCAATAAGAGATTGGACTTTGAGATTGCAAGACTGAAGAATTGCGGTGAGTTAATCAAGGCTGGTATTATGTTCAGACCAGGAACACAGTATGCTGCAATCTGTCAGGACGTAATGGTAACTAATCCTGGTGGTGTCATTCCACAACACGTTCATTCTATTCCTTCCCCTTCAGTTTCCGAATCGCGTGCGACCGGATCCGCTGTTGATCTCGGCGGTCCTTTACAGATTCGACAATAGTTTTCTTACCACGAATAGCAGCAATCTTTTTAATAACTTTCTTCACCGTTGGTTTGACCACCTTAAGTAACAGGTCAGCCAACGGTTTTGCTAATAGTGCAGATGTAGTTGCGATGACAGCCACACCACCTACCTGCACTACCTGACCACCACTAGGTAGTCCTCCAATAATTTGATTTGGAATAGAAACAGGCTCTGTATCCTGAATACATTCTTTACCAAGTAATCTATATCCCACTACTCTCTCACGGAAACCATTGACTAGAGTGCCAACTGGTTCCTTAGCCTCTTGTGCAGGAGTAGGGCATTGTGCTGGTGGTGGAGGAGGAGGTGGTGGAACTTCGGGTGTTTTTATCGGGGGAGTTTCAGGTGGGGGTTCTAATTTTGGTGGTTCTGCAGGACCAGTCAGAATCATCTGTTCAGGTTCATAATTAATAGGGTCATAACTGGGAACCCCAGGACCGCAAAGCGTAACCACCCCTTTGGGGTCATCCCCAAATATCGTTGTGTTTGTTTCATTAGTTACATTCCGTGCTTCGACACAACCAGGCATATCAACAATGGGTAATCCAATGTTGGTGGTGATTGGAGGGTCAAGGGAAGATACTATCGGAGGTGGTAAAGTCTGTGACTCGATCTCCGGTATCCGTAACTGTCTTATCTGTATCGGTTTGATATCCATCTAAGTCACCTACAATAACCGACGCCTTTGATTGTAGCGTAGTAGGACATGGCTCACCCGCTACATGTGCGTAGGATGGTGAGGCGAGTAATAGTAAAAACCACATGGTTCATCAGAATGGAAGACCAGAAGGAATCGCTCCACCTGTTTTACCAGGAAGTTCAGGCATTGCACCATCGACCAGACCCGGAAGCATACCTTTTACTGACTCAGATACACCATTGATTAGTTGAGTTTTAATACCATTGACAATATTATCTTTCTGAAAATACAAGGTGGCACCACCAACAACCAAGCCAAGGGATACGACACCTGAGAACAGGGCAACACCATTGATAATCTTTTGCATGAGACTATATCAGCTAGACTATGTATGATTTACATCACATGAAAAGTCTAATGATGCTCCATCGTATTCAGAGTTAGGAATAAAAACATCCCCACCACACACAGCACTTCTACACGAGCGTTCCGTGAATCCTTCTAATTTCTCTGAGGGCTTCGAGGTCCATGTTTTTTGTTCCGCCGTCGTAACTGTGTGCATATCCCTCTGTGATCATTTGTTCGTTAAGGGACACGTCTGAGTCCCCAACATATAACCAGCCCAGAAGACGGCCATATTTCCCAACGCCACCGTCAAGTTCAGTCCTAATAATGAGATCATCGTCACCAGCCACAGCACTCTCCAGTTTCTCCTTGAGCCAGTTGGTTGCGTCGATTCCAAGTTCCTTCTCCTCTAAATTTCGTGTTCTCTTCTCCGGCGTATCAACTCCTGCAACTCTAACTCTTTCTTTCTTGTATAGATCAAACCCAAGATCAATGGTGACATCAATAGTATCCCCGTCAACAACACGATTAATCTTCAAACAACGAAAGTTGTAACATGACTTCCTGCTCGGTGGTTTCATCTATCATCTCCTCATGAGCCATCTTTAGTATGTAGTAGATATACCCCAGAGCCATGAAGAAGCATATACCTACCATTGCATTTACCACAGGAACAAATTGTGTATTATCAATTCCCATATATCACTTGACGTGAATTCGTCCAATCATTCCTGCACCTTGATGAGGACCACAGAAGAAATCATAATCTCCTGCGTCTGAAAATTTGATATCTTGAACCTCACCAGGATTGAACATAAGGGATTCTCTTGACAGATCAGCTCTTCCCTCAACAATAATATTGTGAGGTGGAAGCATACCGTTCACAAAGTGAAGTGTCTCACCTGCTTCAATAGTGATGTCAGATGGATCAAAAACTAGGTTACCGTTTGAACCCATCTTAACATCTACAGCCCAAGCAGGAAAGGCAAAGAAGAGTGTAGCCAGGATCGCAAAAAGAAATCTCATAGGTAAAATTACTTGACTACACTATCTATCACATCTTATATGAATCGTCAGACTTTTGTGTTGGAACAATAGTAAATGTTCCTGGTTCTACTCTGATGGTCTGACCAGGTGCGGTCTCAGATGCTTTCTTGATTAGATATTCCATATCTGCTCTAGTCACACCACCACCATTTGCTCCAGCTTTCTTACCAGCTTGAACACCAAATGTTGCTAGAACTCCAGTGAAGACTGAGGCGATGAAAGTATTGTCGAATTTCTGTTCTGGGATTCCAAAAGCAGGTGGTAATTTAATGTACGCCAACGTGAGGATTCCACCGCTCCATACAAGGATACCAAGACGGACAAAAGTAGATAGAATTGCCAGTTGTTCTTCCTTGTCATCGGTCGCCTCCTTGATCTTACCAAAAAAACCCTTCTTCTTTTTGGGTTCTTCCTTCTTAACTTCCTCTGACATGGTATCCATACAAGGCAATAATATTTAGAAAAAAAGGGGCCATTTAGCCCCTTGCACCTTCGTATGCTGGTGTCATCATACCACCGTCAGGTGGTCCATCATCTTCATCTCTACTGGCAAGAGCCAACATAAGGAAGTATGGAGTAATGATGAACACTAGTGTTTGAAAAAGTGTCCAATCGTATGTCATTTATCGGTCCCCTTCACTACTGCAATGATGGGAATCAACATGAGTAGTGCTGCTCCAACAAATCCCATCACACTACACCGGGAATGATTTGTCCGGTAAATGCATAGACCAAGCAGATGCTGATGAAGCCCATCATTGCTGCACGGCCATTAGCTCTAAAAAAGATGTCGGCGTTACTTGCGTTTTCCATTATCAGAATACTCCGGGGATGATCTGTCCGGTGGTGCTGTATGCACCGATGGCTGCGATGACACCCAACATGGCTGCCCAACCGTTAATGCGTTCTGCTCTTTCGTTCATTGTTTTTCTCCAAAGTGTTGTTGTAAATTACTACTCTGCCATTTTCGTGAGTGAATACTAATTCATCATCGTGCCCCCAACAGAGTTCTTGATACAGGGCATTCAGTCTCTCCATGTCTTCATAGAGTTGGTTTGGGTTTGGCATTTATACAAACTCTCTCCCTTGGAAAAATACACCTCTATATTGTATATTTTTACCTAGGATTGTCAAGTTGTTTCAGATCCCAAACAAACCAAAGAAGAACAAACTTCCAGAAGTTACGTAAGAAAGGAGTCCAGCGACGAAACCCAACATGGCTACACGGCCATTCAGTTTCTCAGCTTTTTCGTTATGTGTTTCATAACCATAACGTTGGGCAGCAACGGGATCAATATACATTCTGGGCTCTTTTGCCCACATGTTTTGTTGCCCTTGATCATTAGAACTAACAGTCACTTTACTAACTCCTGTGAAGTATTGTTACATTATATATAATTTCTTTACATTTGTCAACACCGTCAGTCTTGAAACTGGCACACATTAGGGTTGTTTCTACAATATTCCCTGACATAACCATGAACATCATGCTCAATCCGGTTGTGGTAGGAGATATGAACGAGTTCTATAAAAGATAAAATACCCGCACTCCCCAGGATAAAAAGGGAGAACGGGTGAAAAAGAATATTAGTTGTTTTCTTCATAAGGAGAGTTGGGATAACCGGGAGGACACATAGGAACTTGATAGGGATCAACCATTACAAAATCAACAACGCTCTGAGACACCTCTACAGGTCCTTCATCGACCCATAGTGAGGGCATATCCAAAAATACTTTACCGTCTGTCTGAGACGGTGTGACACTCCTTACACAGAGTGTAGGTAAATCATAGTCCATAGAAATTTAATAGACAATAAAAAAGGGAGCCGAAGCTCCCTGTATTATAACACGGAATCCGTGAATCAGAAGCTGAACTTAACACCCAGCTTACCACCTACGTTCAGGTCATCGAAGTCCTGGTCAACAGTCAGCATGGAGAGTTCGCCATAGGCACCGAGTCTTTCGGTGATAGCAACGGAAGCACCAACCTTACCGGAGATTTCGGTTTCGGTCTCTTCACCGTCAACAGATACCAGAGCAGGACCGCCTTGGACATACCAAGCAGCAGACTCACCCAGGTCACCCTCGTAGCCGACATGCAGATCGGTTACAGCACCACTGTAGTCATCACCGACCCAACCAGCGTTGGTTTCGACATTGACGTAGGGACCTGCAAGGGCAGCGCCTGCGGAAAGTGCGGAAGCAGACAGAGCTGCGAATACAGATTTGAACATTAGTTTTTACCTCGTTTTTTACTTGTGGAATGGTTACCCACAGATGGAAAGGGATTCGACGTATCCCTGTATACCTTTTTTGACAAAAGGTTAAGTATATATACTCCTCAAGAACTTGGAGGAGTATTTTGTTGATTCTCTGACGGCTCTGATACTCTACCAAGGTAGGGATCAAAATTCATCAGTTCATCAATAGGCATCTGGGCTCCAGCCTGTGACCAGAAGTGAAACTGAGCTTGATAGTTGCTCTTGTGGAATACCTCCACATGGTCCTGGTGTATACTGGAACCCAGTTCCGTCTTGTATAACAAAAGGGGAATGGCGTAAGTATTACCAGAGTTGTAGATGAGATCATCAGCAACTGGTCTTGGTCTTACATCATTATCAAGTTTGTACTTATTACCCCTACAGTGAAGACGTATTAACTTCTCTGCATGGTGCCTCGTAATTAAGTAACATGCCGTAGAGAATTCATTGACGAATCTCTTGTGGATTTTGACGTGGACATCACCTGTACAGATAATAGAAATCTGACAAACATCCCAGTCATAAGGAATCTTACCATAGAAATCTCTCCATGTAAAGTCCCAAAATTTTACAAGATCTAACTCACAATCATCCTCCATCATGATAGCGACTGGTTCACCACTCTCATAGAACTCCTTGATAGCCTTAAGATGTGATGTCACACAACCAATCTCTCCTGACTGACACATATCAGGATACCTACCCTTCAGAATGTCTCCTAGATCGTCTTCACGACCATCGTAAGCAGACACACGGGTATAGTTATCAATCTCCCAATACTTAAATTGGTCAGTCATATACTCCCAACGTTCTGGTTGATCATCAAGGTTGATACAATAGATCTTGGGAAGACCTTGAAGTTTATAAGCAGCTTTGTTTCTGTCCATCAAATAGTCTCCCAGTGTCGGGGGTATAAATCTTTGGTATTTAAGTGAGAGTTGTTAGGTCCAAACCAGATCTTAGGAGCAATGACTTTACCAGTGTTTGCCAACCATGCACCCCACCATGAGAATGATGAGTTGGCAATGATGAAGTCACTACATTGTGTCATAAGATAGAGATCAATGTAGGGACTATTTCCTCTAGAGATAATGAATCTATCTGGTTTGAATAGTTCCTGTTCTGTAGCCCACTCAGGATCGTCTGTGAAGATGATTACGTCTCTCCTTACCTCAAACTTACTCAACGCCTTCTCGTACCATTCTAGGGGGAGATTGTGATGATTACCACTGTTGATGAGGAAATCACCACGACGTATGTGTAGAGCAATAGGATTGTCGAATACACTTTCTACAATCTCTTTACACTCATCCACAAATGGTTTCTTGAATGTAAAGTCCTTTCGGATCTCATCAGAGATATGTTTGAAGTATTTCTCTGTCTGAAAGAATCCAAATAGGTTACAGTTGTCTGGACATTTATCGAATAGAGCCTTGTCAAATTCAAAACCACACTCTCGGATGTCCATTGAATTAATCATACCTCTTTTACAGTCAAGTGTAAAGGGGACATCCAATTCAATGTGGAGTTTGTTACCAATACCATCATCAAAGATCTCATTATGGTCAGGGATCATAAAATCATAACCAAGGTGAGAGGCGATACCCTTGGTAGCAGCATACTGGAACATCTGATTACCCAGTTGTCCCAGCTTACCCAGATAGTTAAATGTAATCATCTTTCATCGCATTGAATACTTTACCGATACCGTCCTGTAGGTTGGTTGTAGGTAGCCACCAGTCTTTAATAAACATATTGGCATCATTTCTTTTGTCAAGTTGAACACTATCCTTAGCAAGACCAGGTGTAATCTTGATAGGTCTACCGATCAGGTTGAACTGACCCATGATGATAGCGGCAACTTCTTTGATACTAGAGGAATTAAATGATGTGATATGTAATGGGTCTTCAGGTTTGAAGTCTGTGTAGTGCTCCATGATAGTCTCAAGAGCTTCACAACAATCCTCAGCATACAGGAACTGTCGTTCTTCTGTACCATCCGTCATCATATCAAAGTCACCAAACTCAAACCCTTTACGAATAAAATCTGTAATAACATGTGACTTTTCGTGGTCTTTCTCGATACCGTATACATTCCAGAATTTGACAGTCAGACCACCAAGTGTAGAGGTATACATCTCACCGACCCTCTTCATCACACCATATGGAGAGTGAGACATGTTACTCATCTGAGAAGATGCAAACACAAATCTCTTCTTGTGTTTCTGCAGAAGACCAAACACATTGGCCATCATTCGTGTATTGTTATCAATAAACTTGAATGTGTGTTGATACTTCTTGAGGTATCTAGAACCACCAACATCAAATGCAAGGAAGAATACAAAGTCTGCTTCCTTAATACAATGTTCTAACCATGTACTTGGAATAGCTGTAAGGTTATACTGTGGTCCGAGGTTTTTATCATACTCAGTGACTTCATGACCCTTCTCACGGAGATAATC